AGCGAACGAAGATAGTGTCATCACTGATAATAAAAACATTACTGAAAGGTGCTTCATTTCAATCTCCAATTATATAATTGTTAGTAAGAGTCTCGGCTCTTCCGCTTCTCTTTTCTCGCTTTCTGGATATCAGACTTGCTTTTATCATACCTTTTGGTATCTTTTTTAGCATCAAAATCTTCATCAATCCATTCACGAAATTTCTTACCTTTACTTTTACTCATGCTACGTTCCTACGACTCGTTCTTTTTAGGTCGACCTCGACCACGTTTTACGGCAATAGGATCTACAATACCGCCTGGAAATGCTTGGTTAATGACTTCAGGAGAAAGATCAGGATAAGGCTCTTTTGCGATAGTTCGTATCACAAGTGCGGCATCTTCTTTATCAACAGACTCAAGCAACTGAATGAACAGGGATTCCTTTCTAACTCTATTCAAGTCTTTACCGTCTTTCATCTGATTAACAAAATACGGCATCTTTCGCATCTCACGATACAATAGTCCATGAGACTCATGAATGTCAGATGGCGTGAAAGGTGGAGGAGTTTCTGGCAAATCAAAAGTCCATCTTGCATCACACATCAGTGCGAGAATGTCTCTCAACTGTCTGCTATCATGTTGTTTCAATACCGCAACCTTCTCTTCAACGGTCTCAGCTTTTCGGGCAGTGTTAACAATCTCTGCCAGAGATAATGTAGTCATCTTAAAATTCCCCTATACATTCCATTAAGTTTCTTAATTTATTTTTGATGAAGTAATTCAGTAACTGAGTTCGATCTTTTGGATTCTCTTCATGCCAAGCTTTCAAAATCTCATCTTTCATACCCTGAGGTATCTCAGTCAGATCAATCATAGCCTTGTTTCGCATATAGTTACGTTTTACTTCTTCTTGCATATTATTTATATCTGCCCACTCAGCTATTCTTTTCTGCGTAACTGGGCGTTGACGTATGCCCATGACAAGGGCATTATCAGCAGATAGAACATTAGGCACACCATCACCGGCATCGCCCTTGAGTATATGATCTGCGAGATACTTCTCTGGATCAGAGTTTGAGATCCAACGCTTTCTAACTGGATCATACTGCTTTACGTTCGCATACGTATGTAGTTGTATGTAATCTTTATCGCCTGACAGTATTAGAATAGGCTCACCAGTATTCAATTCAGTACCTTCTTCATGAGTAACAACACCAATGATATCATCAGCCTCACAAGTTTCAATCTGAATAACTTTATATGGGAAGAAGACCTTTAACTCTTCACGAATAGCATTCAATGCTTGGAAGATGGCGTTCCAATCTAACTCGGACTTATCCCTCGCCTTCTTACGACCAGCTTTGTAGTATGGATATATCTGTCTGCGCCAATAGTTACCATCATCACAGCAGATAACAAGTTCGCCAAACTCATCACCAAACTTCTTACGGTTTGCACGTAAAGTATTTAAAATCATATGCCTGAGCATATTCACATCGATCTCTGCATTATGATGATTACCGATCTGCATCATCATATTTGCAATCATCACTTGGTTCATATCAACCAGTATCATTGTCTCTCTCCTAACTTAATGTATTTAAGCGTCTAGTATAACACGGACACTCGCTACTGTCAAGTCATTTTTTAGGTTTAGCTTTCGCTTTTGGTTTAGCTTTGGGTTTGGGCTTAGCTTTCGCCTTTGTCAACTCGCCATCAAATAGACTATAGATAAACATATTCGTTATAACTTGCATGCCGTCATACAGAACAACCTTCTCCTTAGTCTTCTTAGATTCGTAATCGCTTACAATTTTTCTGTTTAGACTACTCAAACTATCCCAGTTCTTCTTTGTAGTATAATCTATCACTCTTCAACTCCATCGAAGTGTTCTTCCATATCTACAATAAAGTCGTCTAGTATTTTCTGCATAGGCTGTTCGATCTTATCCTCAGCATCTTCAAATAAAGCATCAGAGACCTGTTGAAAAGGATACTCCTCTCCAATAGAACGATAAACAAGAGACTTCGATGCCTCTATAATAGTCATTATATCAAGCATTGATTTGGGGTCTTTCTCTACGTTGATTCCCATACCTCTCAATGCCCATACAGTCTCTCTAGCATTAACTAGAGCGAATATCTCAGCGACTTCCTTGTCACTTTCAAGTACGAGTTCCTCTATCTCTTCGTCTCGCTTTTTTTTCTTATCAGAGGCTTTGCTAAAATCTACTACATTATCCTTCATTTGTTCACCTTTAGTATGATAGTATCAGAATTGATTCTAGCGTCTGTTGCAGTCTCGGCAGTCTTTAGAGCCTTGAGTGCCTTTAATGCTCGTAGCTTAGTCACTTTATTGATAGAATCAATACTCTCCTCAGGCTTACGTAGCTTCTTCTTGAATGATAGCTCTTTATCATAGTTCTTTATTGTTGTGCCACTAATTGTAAAGCCTTCTCTCTTATCAGTAACGAGATATTTAATGACCCTCGTCTTAGTGTTAAACAGATAGACTTCAGTAGCACCAACAATGTGAGCAGGACTTGTACTGGTTATCTTGTAATCAGTAGACTCTTTCTGATATATAACTTTCTCGGCTTGCTTAGTTGCAGGAGTAGCTTTCTTAGCACGAGGCTTGCGTGTTGCTTTCTTACTCAACACATACTTCTCACTATCAGTAATGAATGAGGAAACTAGCTTTAATAGCTTCTTCTGTTGCGATAGTGTCATATGGCTATAGCCTTCGACTAGATCCTCTGTCTTCTCTACGATCAGTTCACTCAACTCAGCTTCCATTTCTTTATAAGCCTTGATGATATCGTGAGCAGTTTGGGCTGCGGCATCTAAGCCTTTCAAGTGAGTATATAATGAGAAGTTCTTATCTAACGTACCATCTAAGTGATCGTCAATAAATCCCTCTATCTCACCCATAACACCTAGCGTCTTCTCCTTTAACAGCTCAGACGGATTCTTCTTCTTAACGACAGGAGCATCATCTTCGACATTTTCGATAGCATTCTCGATATTGATTTTACCAGAACTAACTACGGTATCGATTTGTTTGTTGATGAAGTCCATATAGGACTCAGGAAGAGAGGCACCCATAGAATGGATTCTAACTAGAGAGCCAAGCGTAGAAGATGTTCTCCAGTCTTCGCCTGCTTTGTACGATTTTAGATCATTGGGTCGATTGGATTTCACCCAGTCTACTGTCCAAGACACATAATCTTTCTGACCGTAGAAGTATGAGTAGTGCCTCATAGCCTCGAAAATTGATTTAGAAAATCGATCTGGTGCAATGTCTGACCAGTCAAGAATCTCGCTTCCTACATTCTTTTCTTCAGCCAATTTAGCTTCGTTGCCTCGTCTAGCAACTCTTTTCTTAACTTTAGCCATACTTTACTCCACTAGTATAAAGAATCATTGTAACATATAATTTGATTAATGTCAACAATGATATTAGCCCCATCATGGTAGTGTGAGATAGGTATCGCTTTTGGCAACAATATAGTTCACACTACCCGATGAGGACTTATAACTCTACGATGGCATATCTAAATCAATACCATTGACCGGTACGTCATCAACTGATATCACAGATGATAATCTAAACGATCTCCAGCCTGCAGCATCATTATCCCAAACTGCTTGTGTGCCTACTGGGCTTCTTTGCACATTTACGATATCGCTAGTATTAGAGTATTGAATGCGCTTCTTATCTAGGGTGGCGTGCATCAATCTTGTGTCTCCACTCACCTTCGTAAATGATATTTTCACTAAACCTGCTGTTAGCTTACTAATTAACTCACTCTTATTCATCTTACTTTTCCTCATCATTAATATTATTTAAGTATTCATCAATTTTAAGTGTCAACCCCAAGTAGCCGTCGAGGTGTTCATCATTCCACATAATCTGTGGAATCCCCTCTGCTTCAGGAAATAGCTCAGAAAATCTCTTACCAACTTCAGCATCTTCAACTTCAAAATACTCATGTTCAATCTGCATCGCCTCGCACATCTGCTTACATCTTAGACAGTGAAAACACGTCATTGATCCATATATAGTTACCATGGTTGTCTCCAGATTTTGTATATTATATCAGACTTCATCGTCTCTGTCAAGCTTTAAGCCGTGATTAATCCATGTTAATTTATGCTCTTTAGTCCACTTAGACAGATAGTCGTTATCTTTGTCAAATAGTTCTAGGACATCATCTTCTTTCATCCACTCACAATCGACTATAGTTTCACCAAGAGACTTTTGAGAAAACTCATCTATCTCTTCCATCAACACAGTATCATTTGCCCACTCTAGCTCAACAGGATCATCTGTGTTTAGACTCTGAAGTCGTTCTTCTGATATCACATAACGATGTCTGAATGTGTGGACTGTAGTCACAACTGCATATTTTTTACTCATAATAACCTCAATCTATTAGTCTACCGAAAAATCCTTTCTCACTTTCCTTTGTTTGCTCTTCAAAAGCTTCTTCTGCTTCAGCGTTTGCTTTATCAAACGTCTCTTCTGACCGCAAATAGTATGCATCATAGGCACCTATAATAGCATTCTGTTGTTGAATATAAGCTCTAAGATCAGATATGTTTAATCCTAAATTTTCATATCCTTTATCAGTTAGAGAAAAGAATGCTAGTGATCTACCACTATCAACTAACTTCTCGTACTGCTCTTCCCAGTTTTCTATCGTGACAATGTACCACTCTACGCCTCTAAGATCAAGTTCGTCAGCATTAGGCAGGACTAGCTTGGGCTTATCGATAGGTTTAGCAGATACTGTGATCTGCTTGGGCATACTTGTACAGCCACTAATCAGTACTATTGTCAGTAAACAACCAAGGGCATTCACTATTGAACGATTTACCATTTGTAGCCTCCATTTCTTTTTCAGTTAAGTCTGAACCAGATATAATTTCAAAACATCTATTCGCTTTATCGCTAGCCTTAATGATCACTTTCTGTACTAGACCAGGCTTCTTCTCAGCTAGATTACCTA